CTGGATCCCCTGTCCAGCAAAATAGAGAGTTCCCCTCCCGTCCTTTGCGTTGAGGTGGTCGAGAACTTTCATCAGTTTCTCGCTGTTCTGCCGTGGCGCATTGTCATCAAACAAGTTCAGTTGTGCGACACCCTGGCTATAGAAATCACCTAGCATGATCCCCGCTTTCTGATACCGGTGCCCGTCGACCCATAACGCATCAAGACACTTTACCGCAGCATTAATGATATCCCGGCTATCCTGCGTGGGCGTCAGTAACTTAATGGATCCGCTGTTACCGTAGTATTTTTCGTTCAGCGCAAAGGGAGATGTCTTCACAAAGGTGGATATATAACGACAATACTGATGTTCACCACGAAGTTTCTCTGCGCCTCTGGCCGCATATGAACAGATAGCCTGGCGCATTTGTTCATAGGTGGTAATGCGCTCCCCGAACGACCGGCTGCAGACAATTTCCTGTTTCACTGGCGCAAACTCTTCCAGTTCAAGACACGGCTCGCCGCGCAGCTCTCTTACGGTTCTCTCAAGCACCACGTTGAAGTGTTTGCGGATAAAGCGGATATCCGTATCAGCTAGCTGCAGGACGGTTTTTATCCCCATAGCTTCAAGCTTTTTGCTGATACGGCGGCCAACACCCCACACCTCATCAACCGGAAGTAAAGCCATCAGTTTGCGCTGCCGCTCCACATTCGAAAGGTCAACTACCCCGCCAGTGGCTTTCCATGCTTTCGCCGCATGATTGGCGAGTTTTGCCAGCGTCTTTGTTTGTGCAATCCCCACCCCGACCGGAAGCCTGGTATTGCGGTAGACCGTATCTTTCAGCTCATGCCCGAACTCTTCCAGCACACGGCAATTGCGTACACCAGTGAGATCGCAAAAGGCCTCATCGATACTGTAGATTTCAACTCTGGGACACATTTCCTCCAGTGTCGTCATGACCCGGTTGCTCATGTCCGCGTAGAGTTCATAGTTTGAACTGAAGCAAACCACGCCATGCCCGCGGAACTGGTCTTTGCATTTGAAGTACGGATCCCCCATCTTGATACCAAGTTTCTTGGCTTCGGCAGAACGCGCTATCACGCACCCATCGTTATTGGACAATACGACAACCGGCTTCCCTCGCAGATCCGGCCTGAAAATGGTTTCGCAGCTCGCATAGAAGCTGTTCACATCAACCAAAGCAAACATCACATCACCGGGCAGTCATCAAAGCCAGCTTTGCTGATGATGTGGGTAACCACGACTATCAGCTCAACACTTGCAAGCGCATCACCTTCTATGGCTTCTCCATCCATAACAATAAAGACACTACGTATATCTGATTGCTTTAGCATGACAACCTCCGCCTTGACACTGTACAAATATACAGTATAACTAAAAGCGAAAACAACCACGGAGAAATTGTTATGGCATCTTTAAATGACGAAAACCTACGAGACGACTTATCCTCTACTGAATCTGGTAAGGGGGCATCATTGGTTGCGCTGGAACAGGGTGGAAATGTTCAGCAAAGCATTAATATTGTCATGCCTGAATGGTATGGAGCTAAGGGAAACGGCCTCGATGACGATAGTAGTGCATTCACTCAGGCTGCTAATACTGGCAAAAATCTGTATTTGACGTCTGGAAAAAAATATCTTTTAACATCTCCTTGCGCATTACCTTTTATTGCAAACTACGAGGATGGAGAGCGAAAGACTGTTTTTGGAAATGGCGCAAAGTTAATAACAAAAGGCGCGTACAGCCCTTTCAACCAATATACAGATGAAACAAAATCATCTTTAAGCGCTATTGTCTATGGATGGAATTTCTTCGATTTGAATATTGAAGGATTTGCCAATAAAGACTCTTCTTACGACTTGGTCAATGGCGCGCATGGAATATCATTCGGATTCGGAAAGGCTTATAATATCAATGGGCTTGGATTATGCAACGTAATCAGAGCATATGGCAAAACCATAGCCAAACACATTTATGGTGATGAATTACGAAATGCCTTATATTCGTGCTACCCCTACCCTAAAAACACATCAATAGGAAATAACAAACTATTTAATGCTTGTGTAAATTGGTGTTCAGGTGATGGTCTTGTTCTTAAGGGTAGTGATATATATGTTGATGGTTTTCATTACAAATATGCGGGATGTATTACGGCAAACAATAATGATGGAGCTAACGCGACTCGTGGGGTAGCTATATCAGCTGGAGCAGATGGTGTGCCTGCTTCTTCTGTAACCATCAATAATATTTCCGGAGAGTTTTATGGGGCTGGCTCACTTAACCTAAACGCATCAGATGTAACGATTTCTGGTGGGATTAATTTAGGTAGTTATTATACTGAAAACTTCAAAGCAGAATTAAGTTCTGCTGCTGTATGGTTGAACGTAACAAATGCCATGATCGGTGATATCAAATGTGAAAACATTTTTACCGGGTTAGGTATCAACCCAGGGTGTTCAGATTTTTACATCAGTTCATTCTCTGCAAAAAGCAAATATAATGTTAGCAAGCATCCGTTTTTTTCGATTGGGGACTCAGTAGATACTAAAATAACCCGTGGCTTTATTGGCAATATAAACCTGTTTGGCGAGAGCGCAATTAACAATGATGTTTATATAAACACTGCAGGCGTAATTATTGACTCTATTCACATATCCCAGATGAATAACCAAGAAGGCGGGGACTCTGTAACCATTGCAAAAGCGGCAACAATCAATAACATCACATTAATCTCAACCACTTCCGCCGCTACAAATAATATTCTTAACTTTTTAGCTGCGGCCAAGGTTCAAAACATTTATATTGAAAGAGTATTTGGCACGGCCATTACTGTTTCAAATGATATAGTTCCAAAACTTGACCGTGTATATCTATTCAATAAACAAGGGACAAAAGCTCCAATCATCATCAACGGCAATGGTTCCGCAAGTCATCAATGGGGTCTAGTAACAATAACTGGTCCATCAGTAGCAAGCCCAAGGATATCCGGTTCACTTATTATGGAGGGTTACTCGGGAAATGAATGGAAACGCGCTGTAGATACAGTATCAGCTTCTGTTTCATATCCGCAAAAGCAAACATTCACGCTGACATAAATATATGAATCAAGACCTAAAAGTTAAATATATTGAATGGTAACTTAAACCTTCCCCGGTAACTCTTGCATACTGTTACCGGGTAGGATGTCCCTCAGTTAATTAAATATCCTGTCCAAACGAAGCAAGATAGCTTTTTGAACGGGCATATGTTCTTTGAAGACCTGAAAGATCCAGTGCTCGGTCGAAAATGAGTACTTCAGCTACATCAATATCCGTTCCTGGTAAGTTAGGCGGCATTGACGGATCACGGAAAGCGATAAGCCTGAACATGCTGCTGATTCCACCTTCAGTGATGTCCCTGGTTGCAAGATTTGCACCTGAAGCAATGGTCGCTGGAATAAGTGAAGCATTCAGTTTCGGCAAGTAAAGATTAGCCTTATTGCTTGCACCATCAACTGTAAAAGCTGCCCAACGGAAATTAACACGATTTGCATATGTTTCTGATGGCCCATCCGCAATGGCTAACAGATTACCGGTTTTTGAAATGCCCCCCGCATTACCGCTGGTGCGAATCAAATTTGAAGAGGCACTACTGTTACTTTTCAAGCCAATACCAATACCCTGTGCTGATGCAGACTGCGCAAGGTTACCTACTGGATACGCATATGCATCTGAAGATGAATGATTTCTCCAGACAGCAATCAGAGTACGTTGCAGTCCGTCAGGAACGGAGGTGATAAATCCATTATCTTTATCGCCGCTAATATAGTATTCGCCGGTCACTGGAGCGCCGATTGGGGTGAGTGTATTTGCGTTGTTACTCAGATCATCCATTCCATCACCAAACCGCCATGCAGCCAGCAGGCCGGGCTCAGCCACGAACGGGGTATAAATCGGTTTAAGTTGAGGGTTAGCGATGATTACGTCTTTATTGCGAATAATGGTTGTCATGATGGTTCCTTAAAAAATTACGCACCAGTTATGGAGTTTTCTCAGCGTCCCGGAAGTATCGGTGTAGCTTTCACCGGGTAAATCGCCTTCACTGTCGCGGAGATTACCGCGTGGCCCAGTGGTTCTTCCTGCAGTAAGAGGATCACCGGCTTTTCCCCAACCATATGTAACCTGCTCATTAACTGTAGGGGCCCGGCTACAGATAATCCTGACTCGGTCCGGTCCCGCTATTTCAACCGCAGAAATAATATCCACAACATCGAAATTCTGAGTCGTCATATCCCGGATGTAGAAACCGTAATTTTCCGTTTCCGTTACCCAGGTTGTATCAATCACAAGTGGAGGATGAGGGACATTGAACTGAAGATTAATAATATTACCCTGACGAGTTTCGCCGATTTTATCCAGCCAGTGCATGCCAGGCTTTTTCCCTGCCTGATTGTCGAGCAGCAGCTTATGGATAGCGCGGCCGTAATACTTCGCAAACATCAAATAGGTCTGGTTAGTCCCGTGAACATTGTCGACATAATCACCGATATATGCTGGATGACTAAGCCGGGAACGCCCTGCAAGGGCCACGTCGCGTAAAGACAAAGCTATAAGAGGGTTGGTTTTTCCATATTGTCTATGCGATGCCAGTTGGTAAGACACAAAAAATGGGTTGTAGTCCTGTTGAGTAATAGCAACAGTATCCTCCGTCATGTCAGAGATGTACTGCAGGAGCATCGTAGAATAATCGTCTCGCGATACATTACCGCCGATATCAGATTCTCCCTGAGTCCAGAGAATAGCTAACTCGGCAAAAGTTCTTCCGGCTGCATTCGCCAGGCGCATGCTGTTAGTCACGTGATCCAGCGCGCGCTGATATGATGCCGTACCTTTTGACAGGTTCGCTATTTGGGTACCTCCACGGCCAGGGCAGGACGAGAAAAACACAGCGCCTTGTTGCTGCCAGTCAAAACCAGTATCTGCCTGAATACGCTCAACCAGCTTATTTGCGGCGCCAGAGCAAGGAGATTCACCAGCCGGATACGTTCCCTCAGATGGCATATAAGCCGATTCAATCAGTGGAACGGCAGTATCCGTTGCTGAAGAATAGCTGTTGTTATTTGAACTGAACCCCAGATTCCCATATGGCTGCGTGGTTGAAAGTGGCGGGTTAGCAGCAGCGGATGCCGGCGGCATTTCACCAATAGACAGAGACTGCCCCTGTGACCTCACGCCGTTCCAGTCCCGAAGATAAATTGGGATTACTGGCGTCTCTGGGGGGCTGCCAGAACCACCAATGACAGGAATATCCTGATCACTTTCAAACCCTGGCGTACAGGCCATCGGGATATAATTTGCATCACAAAAGACGATGCCAGGTGGACCCGGTATTTCAACTATCTCTGTATTTCCAATACACACGCCTCCCATTGGCGTGCCAGCGATATAGGGGACGCGCCGAGTATCAGTGATTGCCCATGGAACCTCATTCCCACCCTGAGATGCAACCTCTGCCCTTCCCATTCCCACTGCGCCAAGTTTATTAGTAGTAATGGGGGCTTTCCCTTCTGCATCAGTAAGCGCGTGAACTATCTCTATACCTTCATCGTCAAAAATCCTGCTTTCTACTGATAGCCCGGCCAACTCTGCTGAATTAGCTGCTTTATCCACCGCCTGCTGCGATGGCATCTTGCGCCCAGTTGGCTCCAAAGTTCCGCCATTATTGATGTACTCGTCCGCAAGAGAACTACCATCAGGACTTCTCACATATGTGGCACCACCTTGTGGGATATTGGCAATGTCCGCTTGCGCCTCTTCCAGGGTAATATACTGACGGCTTAAGGGGACCAGGTTTTGCCTGGTATCCTCAATGACCTTATCACCTTCTGCCTTGATTCCATCAACAGTGTAATGCTGGCCACCAAGTCGATCGGTGTATGTCAGTTCTCGGCTTGTTACGACCTTGTCCAGCATGCCGCCTGCATAAACGTGGTCCCGGATATCATCACTCGGTACCGGCTTTTGCGTCGGGGTTGGTAATTGTGCCATTGTGCATGTCGCCCTTTATAGACGCACGAAATCCTCAGGAATTAACCTGATGATGTGCGTGAAAGTTGATTATTTACTGCTGGTGGTTATGGATATATCGAGTCCGAATATTCAGACAAGGTAAGGGTCTGGGTGTAATCGCCATTCGGTTTTGCTGTTTCTACACGCCAGATAGTCGAGTTTAATTCGCTTTCTGTTGCAATGAAGTAGCGACTGGCCACCTGGCAGTCAGCACCATTGTAGATATTCAGATCGAAAGCATCCGCGGCGGCCTGAAAGGCTTTGGCAGTACCGGATACAGGGTAGGCACGCCAGCGCCCTCGAAAATTACCCAGACTATCAGTCATCACGACCCACATATCGCCAAACGAAAAATCGATGCGTTCAGACGTTGTGAAGATATCGCCATTGCGGCCGGTGAGATAACCGTTCTGCTGCCTGTTATCGTACATGTCAGGACACTGAACAACGGCGCCACGCACCACCTGCTCAGTCTCCAGCACTTTGACCGTCATGCTCATTCGTGAATACAGAAGGCGTTGAGCCTCAAGCCATGCCCGGTCAACCGCCTGGGTGCGATTACGACAACCGTCCAGGCTAATCTGGCTGGCGTTAACCGTTGCGTCTTCGACTTCCCGAATGCCGCTGGCATCTATCTGCAGATAAACATAGGATTTCTTATTGGTGAGCGGGTCAACATAATCGACCGTGACACCGTCATATCCTCCCGGCAGCGACATCTGCCATGAAACCTTATATTCATCAAAGAACATGTTTGAGCGCGCAAACACCGCATCAGGATAGGTGACCTTTTCATCGCGCCAGAACGTCAGCACATCACCGATGTTATTCCCATCCACCCTCGCTGCATTGCAAATAGTCCGGATCCGCTCTCCGAGCGACAGCTTCTCATCTGAAAAGGTGTAATCGAAATAGCCAAGCTCTGGCACAGATATCGAGTCGGCAATCGCGTACAGCGTCGCAACATCGATACTGCTAACATCCTGCTTACCGATAACCACCCATTCATGCAGTGCGGCGTCAGCAAATGAACGGCTTGGACGTAGCGTGTAATCAATCTGGCCGGTCGTCCGGTCATAGCTGATGGTGTGGCGATGCGCGAGCATGTTGTATTTCTGCTCGCGGTTACTGTTGCTGTTGTTACTCCCTTTGATAGTCACTCTGGCAATCGTGTCATCCGGGTAAACAACATTGGCACGGGTGTTGACGGCGTGAATTGCCATTAACGTCACGACATTTCATCATTGCTGTTATCCAGTCGCTCGATCGTCACCGCATATCGACCTGTACCGGCGGCGGGTGAGAATTTATGCGTTGTGCGGAAATAACGCGTGGTAACCTGAAAATCGTTATCAAAGAAATAATCGTACTGTTCAGCTGTGCCCGGGATCTGGTTGTTGTTGTCATCCACTTTCCAGAACCGGATTCGATAACGGGAAGTGCCCGAAGTCGCCCCCAGTTGAACCATGACATGCACCCAAATCTGTGTGGATTCAAGCGGTGATACCGATGGGCCTATAACCAGCGGCGTCTGGTCGTTGAGGGTGAAAAGTGTCAGGTTCAGCGTGGTGTCAGACGGTAGCGTCGTGATCTCCCCGGTCATATCGCCAAGATAGAACGTGGTGTAAGACTGCGTATCCTCCCCGATATAACTTTCTGAGTAGACGATATTTCCGCTGCCGGTAACATCCCTTGTCACCGGGCCGCCGCCGGCGTTCCATGTCGCGTTGATAACGAAAGTCACCGGATGCGGAACGGCAAGCGCCGCGAAGTATGAAAAGTTATCGTCATTCGACAACACTGTGGCTTTCAGCTGGTTGCTTTCGATCAGCATGGCTGTTGGCGCTGTCGTCGTCGCTGTCTGGGCGGGAAAATCCTCGCTTTCATTCAACCCAGGCACTTCTTCGTTATCGACATCATCAAACTGGTAGCCAACATCAATGGTGCCTATCGTCGCGCCAGGGTCGAAAATCTGGTAACTGGCCCCTGCTAGACTCCCCAGATTCGACTCTGAATAGCGCACAGAAGAAATGGTGTATTTCCCGAATCCCACTTCGAACCATTCAGTGATGTATTTGTTGTTGTCGATGTACTCAAACAGCGCCTGCTGAATCAAATCCGGATATACCCGGCACTGGCCATAAATATTCGGCCTTCCCTTGTAAAGCCGCGCGCGGTTAGTCTGCCCGGTGGCGTCGTTATTCGGGGATTCACCAGTAGAAATGGACGGAGATGATGCGGTCTGTTGCCCGGTTAGCCCTGACATTACTTTTTTAGTGAAGCGGATCGGGTTGAGATGCTCCACCGGGTTCAGAAGTGTCTTTATCAGACCGCCGCTTTCAGGCTGATCGAATACTGCTACGACGTCGCCGGCGCGCAGCTTAAACGACAAATCAAAATCATCATTAAGCTCACGTCCATTCAGGCGAACCTTCACATTATTATGCAGCCTGAGTGAGTCCAGTAATGCTATCAACTCAGTACCCGGCGCCGTCGTTCCATACTGTTTCGGCGCGCCAGGCAGACGCTGCAGCTCATATCGAACCATGAACCAGATACTCCACTTTGTTGAATTTCTTCGCCAGGATAACCATGCTGTCAGCGCGTACAAAACCGAACTCACCGCGGGAATGCAGGCATTTAACCGGATCCAGCATTACGCCCACGTGAACAGGACGATCAGCGTAATAAAACACGGCCAGGCAGCCAGACGACGCTACCGGCACCGCTCGCCAGTGAGCTGATTCCGCTGAGTAGCAGGTGATGAAGTCGGCGCCCGATTCGTAGCCGGGGATATGATGCAGCTCCAGACCGAGCACATGCCGGTAATACAGCACCACCAGCCCCCAGCAATCCATCTGCTCAAAACAACAGGCACGGTTAACCCACGGCTTGCCATTCACAAGCCGGATAAATTCGCTCTGCGTCATACGGTAATCAGTCCGGGATAGTCTTTCGTGGTGTAAATAATGGGATTGGCCAGCGTCAGAGGATTCGTCTTACCAGAATTCACCGTGACGTTTGTGCCATCGGCACCGACATCCTTCACGAACAGTGACCAGGTCTTCATCGGCGAAGCATCACCGATTGCATTCCACTGTTGGTACTTACACGTGATAGCCGTCATCCGGGCGGCACCAGTCCACGTTTTTAGCGTGTTTCTGACCTCTTCAGCACCCTGCAGGAAGGTGATCCCCATCGTGATGATGGCTGACCCGTTCTGTGTCGGTTCGGTGATATCAAACGCCGCGGGTTGATAGAGGTTTCCACCGAACGTCGCCTCCTGAAAAAGTTTGTTAACCACACGGTAATAACCAAATGCCGGGTGATAAAACTCAATGGTCTGTTTGATATCACTCGCCGGCCGCCGCTCTTTCCATTCTCGTAATGTTGGCATCAGTCAGTCCTCGGCATCACATCAGTGACGAGATAATCAAGCCATGACCCGTAGTTCTCCGGTGCCTGAACAATCCAGTCATCGAAGTCTTCAGTCAGGTCATCAATACCATTACAGATAACCGTGGCGGTCCAGGTCACCACCCCGCCATTCTTACTGGTTTGCACCGGCATATTGACGAAGTGAAGCGTCTGCAACTGCGGTCCGTATGTGTCGCCAAGGTCAATTGGCATCGTGAACCAGTTACGCCCGCGGTCACAGTACGTTGGCGACCGCAGCCATGACTTAAACCGTTCGGCCTGCTGCAGCGTAAATATCCACTGCAGCGTCCAGGTAGCTTTGAGGTCAGTGGTGAACGGGGTAAATATGACAGGGCCGACTGCCGGCTGCGTTGTCTGCCAGCCGGTATCCTGCGTCATATTTTGGCTGGGACGCTGCGGAAGGGGTAGGAATTCCGGGTATGAAACTGTTGCCACGTTTCCTCCGGGCATTAAAAAACCCGCCGGAGCGGGTTGGTTTTAGTAATCGCCATTGGCCTGCCGGCGAAGGCCAAATGTGTCCTGCATCTGAGAGGACATCGGGCCGCCGTTCTGCATATCGGTGATAAAGGTCTCGATAACCAGTTGGCCGCCGTTCTGGCTGCTACGGGTATCGACATTGACGCCATTTGCATAGTTGTAAACGTTGTTCACGACCTGCAGCGCGCCGCCGCCACTGCCATGCAAATCCTTATTGCTGATGACAGAGCCGTTATCACCCGGGATCATGTACTGACTGCCATTACTGGCGCGGTAGATTTCAGGCATACCGCCCTCACCTACCTGGTACATTGAGCCCGCCGATACCGGACCACCATTCTTCCTTCCGCCAGCGAGGGTTTTTGACAGAGCAAAAGCACCAACCAGCGCAGCTCCACCAATGATAGCTGCAGCACCAAACGAACCTACCGAGGCAACCAATGCAGCCGGAAGCCATGCCGCTAATGTAGTCCCTGCAGATGCTGTACTTGCTGCTGTCGTTGTGGCAATGGCGCCCACTTGGGTTGCCGTTGTAGCCGCGATGGTAGCTTGCTGTACACTTGCACCCATTATTGCTGACTTTGCTTGCTGGATGCCCATTTGCACGAACGTATTAATTACGTCGTTGAGAATGGTGTTACCGATAGACTGCAATGCATCTGAGGCTGACATGCTGCCAGTGATGATACCGGTTAATGCATTGGAAGCCTGATTGCCGAAAGCGTCCACCGCTGCGCCAAGAGCCTGATACCCTACGCTCTGTTGCGTGAACAATGACCACATAGCATCCGTTCGTTCCTGCTCATACTGAGTATCAGCGGCTTTTTTTAGTGCTAAGGCCTGATTATGGGCGATAACCCCCTGTTGCTCGTATTGCTGGATTAGTGCTAACTGTTGGGCATGCTGGTTTGCCAGGTTCTGCACCGGATCCACATCGCCAGCTGCCTGCTGCTGCGGAGTGACAGCCTGTTGCGCGCGGATTTTCGCAAGGTTGGCCTGGTGAGTTGCCTCCAGTCTCTCGGAGGTCTCGTTGTATTGCTCCTGGCTGATTTTCTTCGCGGCCAGTGCAGTATTTAAATCCTGCACATCCTGCTTGTAACTTGCATTCTCGCGCGCTTCAGGGAGAAGTTTCTCAGCCGCGACTTGCGCCTTGATAGCGTTGGCCGTATCCCACTTTTTAGCAGCATACTGCCCAGCCAGCGCTATTTGTTCCTGCGTAGCGCCTTTGCCAAGCGAAAGCTGAGCATTGAGGATCGCCTGTTCACGGCTTAACTCAGCTGTAGAGTCTGCGGCAAGTGCGGACTCCTGTTTCAAGCTCGCTAATTTCTGCGCAATCGAATCAGCCTGAGTTTCTGACTGCTTACCTGCCTTATTGCTTTCCTTTCTGGCCTCTGTGACTCGGTAGGTTTCAGCATACTCATCCTGAAGGGCTTTAATCCGCTTCTGGTCAGTCACCCCGGCATCGGCGGCATCATATTGAGCTTGCAGACGAGCTCTGGCCTCTCCCTCTAGTTTGGCAAGAGCGAGTCGGCGCTCGGAATTCTGCACAAGCTTTTTCGTTGCAGCATCATCACCTTTTGTCGGTGGAGCATTGAACTGGTTATTGCTAGCGTCATTCTTCGCTTTCGCTCGAATATGCGCAATTTCTCCTTCAATTTGTTTAAGCTGCACAGCTGCTTGAGCACGACGAGCCTGGAAGACAGAATCAGACTCATACCAGCGCTGACTGTCCTTTAATTCGCCATTCAGTTCTTGCTGTAACTTAATCAACTTTGGCATTCTGGAAGAATCACCAACGTTGTTATTGTAGTAATTAAGGTTGTCTGCAACTGTCTGCATCAAGCCGGCCAGTGTTGACGTCAATCCAATAGCTTGGTTCAGGTCATTTATGGCATTTTTAAACGCTACATCAAGACTGTTTTTTGCACGGTCAATACTGACCGGCATCTTGTCAAACTCTTCATTTACCGATTGAGACTGCTTCTGAATGGCATTCAAAGCATCCTGTGCTGTGAGCTTGCCCTCCAGCATTCTCTTGCGAAGATCCCCTATGGAAATGCCAAGTCCGGTAGCAATCTGCCTTGCAAGTTCAGGCATTTGTTCAAGAATAGAGTTGAACTCTTCCGCGCGAACGATACCGCCAGAGATTGACTGTCCAAATTGCCTTAAAGCATTCGCCATTTCCTCTGTCGAAGACGCACCTATGGTTCCGATCTTCTGCAAAGTTGAGGTTAGCCCCAAAATCTGGGAATTTGTTGCGCCTGTTTCTTTTAATGCTGTAGTTAACGACTCCCAAAGGCGCTCCGTCTCTGACAGGCTATTACCCGTTTGTGACGCTATAGCAGAAAGAGCCGCTAATGTTTCTTTTGCTACATCAATGCTTGGGCTCAATCGTGTAATGCGCGCTTGGAGAGTGACCATTTCGTCGCCAATGGCAATCAGTCTTTTCGCGGCATCAATCGTAAAAGCGGCAGCTATTGCAACACCGACTTTGTTGAGCGCGCCTTCGAATCTCCCAACAGATCTCGATGATTGCTCGAATTTGGCATCCATCTGATCGAGGCGTTTATTAACTTGCTGCTGCGCCTGAATCAGACCAGAAACATCAGCCTCTATGTCATAATAAATTTCACCTGCTTTCTCTGACATCATTTACTCCGGACGTAAAAAAACCCGCCGGAGCGGGTTATGTTAATTGCAGGCTCTTCGCCCGACATAATAAGCTATTGTCTCATCACCAATCGGTGACATCCCTTTATCCGCCTCTGAGGAGTTCATTTGCTCTAACGACTCTCCAGTCCCTAAATATTTAACCGTCCATGATGAACAATCATAGAGGCGCTTAGAGTAAGTAGTTCCCGCAGGCCCCTCTCTTTTGGTGACGATAGTGGCCATGTTGCCATTCATATCTTTTTCAAGAATGGTATATGTACCTTTTGGATCTGAGGGAATTTTCATTACTTCAGATGCAAAAGCACCAAAAGAAACAATTGCAATTAATGCCAGCGCTACTTTTTTCATATCCCTATTCCCATTGATTAGTTTGGACAAATCCTAGCAGGGATAGAAGCGAACGACAAAACACCTGATCGTTTATCAGGTTGTTCGGCGCTGCGCTTTCAGGGTAGGTTGAATAATAAATCAGAAACAAGGAATCAATATGGATAAGTTTGACCGCAACATCCAGCGGGAGCTACTCCAGCACCTCTGCGACATCTACCCAGACTCTGCCGATAGCAGTTTCTCAGGGAAGTTTACCGAAAAATTTGGAAGCATTAATATCTTTACTGCTAACTTACTCTATCTTGCTGGTCACGGACTCATTGAAGTAAGACTTAGCAATGAAATAGGCCGACGACTGCCATCTGTAATGGACTCTTTCACGAAAATCACCAGCAAAGGCATAGATTTCATTCGCGATGACGGCGGTTTGGGCGCAATTCTGAACGTACAAACCATTAAGTTTCACCGGGATGCGGTGATCGTCATCGAAGACCTGATCGCCATTTCAAACATGAACGACGAACAGAAGGAAAAAGCCAAGTCGACTCTCGGCGAAATGTCGACGGAAGCCCTTAAAACTGTGGTACAAGCTGCGACTACCGCCGGGTTATCCGTGCTATTTGGAAAATGAGCGGGACTAGAAAGCGAAAACCCGCCGGATGGCGGGTTTTCTTATGAATGCTTATGCCTTGCAACTTTAGTCCGTAATCTCCGTGGATTGTTCTGCTCTTTCTCTTCCTGCGCCTTAAAGTTGTTGTAAGTCTCGAAATCAAAAAAGGAAAGGTTTTCTATTTCTGAAACTGGGCATACGACCCTGAAGTCATCAAAGGTTAGATTGCTCTTAACCCTTGGAGGGCCATCCACACCCAAGACATCACCATATAAGCCGATACTTTCATAATGAGTTATATAGTTTGTCGTGACGACAATTTTTAGCGTGTCTTTATCCCTATAACCGCTGAGCAGTGGGATGAAAGCCATGTGCTCAATCTTCCCATGCTCCAAGGGGGGGCGAATAACCCAACCGACATAAAATTTCTTCGATTTCAAAGTAAAAATTACTGGAGCTAAAGTAGCAGAAGCCTCGATTGCCAATGTTTCAAGAGGATGGTTCCTTGCAGCCTTTGCAAGAGCTTTAAATCTGTTATTACCCCAGCCGTGCCAGGCCTTGTTTAGCAGTCCACAAATTGTGGAAAGTGCAACAGTTCCAACTAGCCATAGAGCTATCTTTAAGCTCTTTCCTGTAGCTACAGCATCTGCAGATAGCGGGATAAGTAATTTGACATTTTCCTTGTTCATTCCCACTACTTTGGCAGAGAAATCAATGAAGCCCACAAATCCCATTATCGAGCATAACATCCAGCTCAGGATACAAAACCCGGTCCCCCACGTCGCCACATAAAAATAAGCGCCCCAACCATCGGAGCGCTTAAATTTGTATCTCGTAGATACTGATGTAATAGTAAAAATGTAACCACTAACGAGGATAGCGGATAGTAACAGTGTCCCCATCCGTCACCTTGCCTTAGAGGGTTCAACTCTCGCAAGAAACTGAAACTGGCGCTTCATCTCTTTGCGAACCTTATCGTTTTCGAGGTTTAAGCTGATTACGCCATCGCGATCAATCGTGAGTCGGTCCTGGTTGTCGACAAGGATGTTTGTTAAGCGCTCTACGGGGCTTTCAGCTCCAGTAGTTGCCTTCCGTTTGTTCGAGAAACTAAACATAGCTCCTCCTCAATCTACCTTTTTGGGTGTAAAAAGAGCTTAGCGAACCTTGCGCCGCCAAGCCCTTAACCGATTTTTTTTCAACAATAATTGTTGTTGTGATTGAAGATTAAGTTATGTTGATCTGGTGGTCAAGCGCGGCGCTCACAAACTTTGTGTTGTGACATGTCACGATTCCGATTTTATTGTCGATGTATTCCCCATTGCTAAGACTCTTTCTCCATCATCACTTTCCTACGCTTGCGCCGCGCAAAGTAGTCATCTGCTGCGTGATCGTACTCTTCGCGGGTGTACCCTTTCTGTTCAGGGTATTTAGCGATGAGCATTAGCTGAAACTCGGTCATAGTGAGTTGCCATGCTTCCTCCTTGCTTATGCCGAAGTGATTGCGCGCTGCGACGATATACTCAGATGCTCTGAATTCATTGGTTGTATCGCTAGTCTCATGGCGCTGGAGTTTTCTCACCTTTGCCTTGCCAATGATTCCATGCATCATCAGATTTTGAGCAACGATGATCATTTCGGGCGCCGGCATCGTCCCAGAACGCCACATAAATCCCCGCTTGCGTGATTTACCCGGCTTCATCCATCCGACCAGTTCCCCGATATCGTCATCGCAGCACGCAGTCAGAACGGCATGGGCGGCCATAACTGCTTTACGGCTCAGAAGCCCGCTCTGGATATATCTCAGAACGCAATCAGGCAGGCGGCTGTACTCATCGCGGATATACACCTGAGCAGCCTGTTGAATTAACGGTGTCGCCTCATCGTTACATAGGTCATAAAACGTCTGAACAATCTCTGCCGGCTCTCCGATTCTCGTCATGGCCAGCAGTGACGGGCGAAAGAAATATTCCTTATCCCCGGAAGTAATCAGGCACTCGCCAAACTCTTTAACAGGCGTCATTTTTCCCCCATAAACAAAATCAAGGGCAGGAACACCTACCCTTTGTTTTGCTTACACCGTAACGGTTACCGTATGCGTTGCGGTAAACCCGCCATCATCCGTCTTCACAGTGATTACTGCGGTGCCAGCAGTAGCACCAGATGGCGCGGATACGGTGACCGTATTGCCAGCAAATGCTACTGTCGCGCGCGCTGGAACAGATGAAGTAACCGTGAAGACCTTGTCGTCAGCATCTGCTGGCGCAATCGTTACTTCGAAGGTGGTGCTTTCTCCGGCGGCAATAGAGCTGGTCGTTGGCGCAACCGTCACGCCAGTTACCGGAATGCCTTCGTCCGCTTCGGTGATCTGGAACGTGTTGCCGTCAGCCAGTTTGAACTCAAAGCTGTAGGTAACAATCTCCTTCACGCCACCACCATCACTGGCGCCAGTCGGGACCATGTAGCCAATATGGAAGTAATCCCCCCAGTGAAAACGCATCCAGACCGCAGGTTGACGACGGGCGCGAACTTCATCAGCGATATATTTCACGAATTGCTGAATGCCAAATTCATCGGTACGATCTTTGACACGGACCTCGCCTTCGATTGAGTACGTTGGATCAAGACTGGCGATCAGGTTTGAACTGAAACCGCCATTATCTGCATCCGAGGTTAATGCCTCCGGGCTCATATCCCACGTCGCCGAAGTCGGAAGACCAAGTAATTTCCAGTCGCCCTCCGCCGGCACCTGGTCAGCACATCCATACGCCAATTCAAGCGTCTTCGCGCGACCGATTAGTTGTTCGTTATTGGAGCAGCCTTGCATCGTTGCTTACCTCACTTCTGATAATAAAAAAGGCCGCTCCAGGCGACCTTATGAGATTTGATTTGGTTTTATCCGCCAAAGAGACAGGCGAACTGTAAGCGCCACACCATTCGCCCTTCTGCAGTCATTACCGGTGATGGGGTTCCGCCAAGGTTAGATATCTGCCCGATGCAGGCATTTGTCATAGGGTTCTGCTTGACGTAGTCGATGATGGCTTGCACATCGGTCTCTGATTTCGCGTAGTCGCCGGCAGACTTACCAGTTATGACATCCACCAGGACGTAATAATCAGCAGCCATATCGCGGTCTACTGCCGTACCACCGTTGGGCCGGAATACGATGAATCGCTCCGCCAGTTTTCCGGTATCTGTCCATGTCAGTGACTGAACGGTGTACCCGGAGGTTAAGCCGGCATCAACGAGGAAGTTACGAACGCGCTTATGCATCGGGGGGTTCACAGGGATAACTCCTTCTTGATAACAGCATCAATCGCATCACGCTCTTCATCGAATCCCTTCTTAAGGAATTGAGGCTCGCCATGCGGATCCCAATAGTTTCCCTTTCCAGTACCACCACCAAATTCACTACCGGCTCTCGTCTTACCGAAATGGGCTCTCGGCTGGCCTTTTAGCTTGCCTGGCATATCATGCACAAATGCAGCGTAATTTGCAGAGTACCCAACCCTTCCAGTAACTCTTGTGCCGTTAACGTTAATTTCCCGGAACTGACTATTCAGGAGTGTAGATGAGTCAATTGGCGTGTAATACGCCGCCCTGCTGCTGCCTAAAATCAGCGCAGACTGAATAGCACGTACAACCTTTCGCCCCTGAATATTGTCAATGATGCGGTTGAGATTGGCCTTAGCTTCCCTTACACCACGAACCTTTACACCCATAATTACACTCCCGTCAGAATGGCGTAATCATCCGCCAGTCGTTCGAATGTGTCGGCGTAACGGATAACCTGCCGTACCTCGTCTGCCCCGGCGACAATCGGATCGGCTTCGGTCGATGCGCCAATCAGAAGGTAATCACCTGCCGCTGCCAGTGCATACTCAGACCAGACGGTATTCTTCACGACGATTTCAGCACCAAGACTACCGATGCTCTTAGAAAGACCACCTTCGTAATCACAGAGAATCGCCTCAGGAGGCGAGAACCCGAGCGAATCACCGTACTCATCATTGCCGAGCTTGCGCCAGATGGTAGCCGTAGCGGTATAGCTCCAGTTCGCGGTTGCCGACATCAGTCATCCCTCCATCGCAGCACAACAGCGCCTGTGGCGCGTATGCGGTCGCAGTTGATGTACCACTCGCCATTGCTTTTCACGTACGCCGTCGTTTGCTTCCCGGTATCGGTCATCACCCAGACACGGACGAATGGCCTCGGATGGCGCTCTTTGACGGATATCCATTTCATCAGCAACCACCAACGACCATAAACAGGCCGACGCTATTAACGGCACTGATGGGGAGTTCATCAGTGCAGCCACTGGTATCAAGCTGGGCCAGTGAGTCGCGCAACCAGGTGATGCTGTCAGCACCGTAATCGAACGAACGCGATGCCCCGGACGGCGCCCCCTGCGATTTTATTCGCCGGGCACCGGAAGACGTCGCCATGAGCGCAGTGGCATACATCAGGATGAGCTTTGCCGTGCAGTCGTCATATCCCGCACCATCGAGGCACGGGATAATCTTGTTCACCACGCAGAGAATCGGATTCAGCAGCGCGCCGGGAATGGAATAACCCAATTCACCGAGGAACGCCTGCACGTCTGCCGCTGTGATTGGGTCAGCCATGGTTATTTCGCCTTCTTGGTTGCTTCCGCCAGTGCGGCTTCTGCCTCTTCAGCGCGTTTGTTCGCCGATTCCAGCTCAGCCGCATGCACCTGCTTCAGCTGCTCAATGGCGTCAGCATGCTCTTTGTCTTTTGCATCAGCGTCTGACTTCGCCTGCTTCAACTGCTCAAGGGTGTCATTGAGTTTTGACTGCAAATCAGATGCACCGGATGCCACAGGCGCAGACGGTGTCGCCACTTCAAAGACGAGCTTCTCCCCCTTCTTGTCAGTTGATTTTTCCGCCTTACCCTGCTCGATCCACTTTTCAGCTATCGAGTCATCGACGTCATAAACCTGTCCAGCCTCCAGCTTTTGAAGGCTGGCACCGGCAAAGAGGTTTGCTACCAATACCTTTACGAATGCCATGTTGTTTCCTTAGCTCGAAGCGTGAATAACAGAGTAGTGGCCGTTGATGTCCTGCTTGACCATCAGGCCGGCAGCTCCCCAGGTACGCCAAACGTAATCTGAGTTGTAGAACTGACGCGGATCGGCGACGGTGCCGAACGCCTGACCGACGATAGGAGCAATCACGCCAGCCTGCAGCGGTACGATTACGATTTCGTTTCCGGTCAGCTCAGCATCTTCTTTGATTGCCGCGATGCCTGACAGTTTGGAGATCTCTTCCAGCACAGTGCGGAGCGAGTTCACATCGAAATACTGTTCCCAGTTGGACATGATTTCGCTGGAGACGTACCACGTCTGCTGGCCGTACTGCATGTTTTGCAGCTTGAGGACGTCACGCAGGGCGATCGCCGCGGCACGCATGGCTTTCGGGTCGGTGCTGGTTGCGAAGTTAACAGTCAGTGTCACCTGGGCCACACGCTCATCGTGACGTAAACCCTTCCAGGTCTTGTCATCGAATTTGATGTAGTTACCGTCTGCGTCACGGAAGCCTTCCCAGATGTAGTCGACATACTGGCGGCGTACGTCATCGACAGAACCTGCCTGAGCATCGGCCAGGGATGAGAGCGCAGAGCCTTTATTAAATACCGGATCACGCCAGTTGAACTTAAAGCCGCTGTCGTGGATTGGTACCATGGTGCCATCGAAGGTGTAGGACTTCGCATCCAGCGCAGCACCAATCTGACCGGACATGGAAGTGTGCGCCCAGCCACGGCCGCCGGTGCGAGCGTATTCGTACACAGACTCTTCCAGGCGAACAGAGCGAGAAAGCGGCATCAAGTCGTTCAGCAGTGTGAATTCGGTGTTCGGTTCGAATTGCTTCAGCACGGTCTGGTCGTAGGCTTTGTACAGACGGCGGATATCGTCGACTGCGTTTACCGCATTCAGCTCTGGTGTATCTTCTGCATCGCCACGCCATTTAGTGCGCGCAATAAAGTCTGCCGCAGCCTGAGCACTGGCATTGCGCGCGGCTGAGAGTTTTTTGAATTGAGAGGAGTTAACCTCGAGGTTCCCGGTTTCGGTGGCCTGTTTAGTGGAGAATACAAACATTCAGGTGCTCCTTATTTAATGACCACGCGCAGGAGGTCACCTGCCGTTGCAATGGTATACGGACGGTCTTCTTCTACGTAGCAGCGGACTGACTCATCAGTGCCGACAGCTTTAACGCGACCATTGGCCACAGAGAGTGGCTGCCCTTTTGTGTAAGTGCCTGCGGCAGCGGGAACGTTGAAGAAAACGCCTGGAGTTGGGTGGAAAGCAACAACCCAGTCGCCAGCCTTGATAACGTCATCTACGGTTTTGCAACGCAGATAGTCATAGTTGGCTACGTAGAGAATCGCAGCTTCATTGCCATCCACGGAGGCGGTGAATTTCTTCGTGGTGTTGTCGAAGAAACCAATCGTACCGGGAGGCGTATCAGCGGCTGCAGCACCTTCACGGTGAAGCTGTGGGTTCGCGAAGATACCGCCCGCGTGAATTACGTGTTTTCCGTCTTTAGCCATTTTTTACTCCGGCATTTCGCTGACTGATTGAGTGTTGGTTGCCTGGCGGAATGCACCGTTCAGGCCGAAAGATGTCTGGCACTTGGCATACATAGCGTCGAGCGCCTTGCCGTCCAGATCTGCGACTTCTTCATCGCTCATGTTCATCGCCAGCTTCACAGCTGCGCGCTTTTCGCCTTTCTCTTTGTCGGCGTTCGCGTTCAGGCTGTTGAAAACGACGTCCACGCGATCGGCGAGTTTCTGCGCCCAGGCTGGCATCTCTTCGTTATTAGTGGCCTGTTCTTTAGCCTTCTTGTCATCCGCCTCTTTCTTTTCACGGGCGGCCTTCTCTTCTGGCGTTTCTTCTTTGCTGTCGGCGTTTTCTGCCAGCATCTGGTTGTATGCGTCCATCAGTTCGGCATCGGTTTTATCGTCAACCGATTTACCTTTGGCCTTCAGCGCATTAACGATGAGCTCTTTCATCGGGTCTGTTTCCTTCTGGGTTGAATCGCTGTTGGCGCCGAAAAACGCCTTTAGCTGGTTGAAAAATGTTTTGAATGCGGGGTCTTGCTGGTCTGGGGTAGTGGACTCTTCGAGGTTTACGACCTCGATTTCGACTTCGTCACCCTCGGCGTTAACGAAGATCCCCACGCCCTCCTCCGGCGTTCCGGCACCCGGCTCGTCGAGCAATACCGCCACATGGTCAAACATCATGTTGGTGGCGATCTCGTTGTACTTCTTGCCCTTAGATTCGCCGTTGGCGGCGATGCCTGAATACAGCAGGCCAGTGGAGATGTGGATCGGCTCGGAATTGGTGCCCGCTAGCATCTCGTCCAAGCGGTTAATCAGGCGCTTGCCCTTCTCGCTGGATTCGGCGTACTGGCGGTTAACGTACATGTCGCCAGTCACCTTTCCGTCTTTGTGGCTGACGTTCTGCAGCCATGCGCCAACGTGGTATTCGTTCACCGCCCGGACATCGCGCGCCGACACGTGCTTACCGTCCACTTTGGGGTGGCCCAGCGGCATCGGGTTGCGCTCAAGCGTGTTGTAGGCCTTTTCGATTTCTGCTGCCGGGTACAACTTCCGGTTCATCACGATATCGTCCACGACAGGCGTAATGCCGCGAACCACGATATGTGGCTTGCCGTCGATGGTTTCAGTGGTAATGTTTGAAGCGGAGTTGACGACGGTCAGCACGTTAACGCGGTTGCGTTTCATGCTGGGTCCTCATTTGTGGATTTCAGGCAATAAAAAAGGCCGCCGTGGCGACCTTGTCAATTTAAATGGTTTTTGGCTTACCAGGAGAAAAGCCGTCAACCTTACTAATGGCAACCCTAAGGATTGCGTCATTGATAGTTAACCAATTACCATCACCTTTCAGGTACGCAGGATTCTTAATGTGCAGATAATTTAGCGGGATTTTATTGCCATCCTCTGCGCTATAATCAAGCGCTAGATCATCGAAGAACTTTGCAAGCAACTCTTTATATTCTTCTGCAGCGTTAGCATTGCGATAGTTAGCTGCAGTTTTCTCAGCATAAACTTTTCCCGACACCAACTCTCCAGCTATGACTTGCCCACCAGTCACGATTGTAACTTCAACACTCACTCCGAAATTAGCGCAGAGAACTAAGTGCATGATTGATGCATCAACAATACCGTGTGAGACAACTTCTGACAGTTCTTTTTCTACTTGGTTTTCCATGAGGTTACTCCGTTGCGTGTAATCATCATCAAGATTGCCACTGCTCACGCTCTTTCGCCAGCTTCTCAGCCAACCCTTTGTTGAATATGCTACCGTCGTCATTGAGCAGCACCGGAATCTGGCTGCAGTAGCAGTTGTACCGGTTACCATTCTCGGCGTAGAAGTCTCGCACCTGCTCGGTGGTGTAGACCTTTCCGTGGCGGCTTGCGTGCCAGGTTCGCGTCGTTGGCTTGAGCGCCGATAGCCAGAGCAGGCCAGTATTCAGACCTAAACGGTCAGCAGCCCAGTCCGTCTCGTTCCATTGCGCCTGCCGCAGCGCACCGACCTGCTCAGTCTGAGCGATGGTTTTTGCCTTCGACATCGACACATCGAGGCGCTTGCTGATAACGCTGGCCGTCTCGCGTGGGTTTACTCCGCGGGCCACCGCATCGGTAATGATGTTGGCTAGGTCGCCGCGGGCGGTATCGCTGATGACCTTCCAGTCACTGAACGTTGTCAGTCTTGCCGCCGCTATCTGGTTCAGATAACCGGGGCTGTTTAAAAGCTGCTGTAGCGTCGTCTGGCTGGCGTAGACCTGCGACTGCTGCGAGAGGTTATTGAAAGCCTCCAGTGTGCCGCGCTGCGCCTCTGCAACGACGTAATCCATCGCCCAGAGATTTTGCTCGCCACCATCCAGCAGGTAATCGTCGAGAATGACCTGCACCGCTTCCAGCAGGTCCGCCAGTTCCTGCGCCGACATGTCGTAGATGAACTTGCCGGCGTTGACCTGGTAGAGTCGCATGTCCTCGCCGTGGTCATGGCAAAGGAAGTGCCAGTCATGGCGGTTTACCTCACGCTCTCGCCCGGTCAGGCGCTGGTCGAACAATGCTTTCAGCGCTCGCTTGATGCCGAGATACCTACTCTCGATATCCCGGAACATCGCGGTAACCTGCTTTGCGGAGCGTGTCGGGTCAACCTTGCTACGCGGCACTACTGGCGTACCGACTTTCGCCTTTTGCTCCGGATTCATCGGAAAGAGGATCATCGGTAGTTACCTTTTGGTTTGGGTCAGGAGTTATCACTTCTTCGCGCGGCTCTAACTCTCCCGCTTCCCTGACCTCATTCTCATCGACAGCCGGTGTTCCGTAGGCTTGCTGCGTATCCCTAGCGACAACCGCCATTTCCTTCATGTTGGCAATCTTTTCTTTCTCACTTGGTGCAAGTAAGTCAGACCAGGTTAAAGTTATTTCGCCAGATTTTGGAGGCTCGATGACTTCTACTGTCCACAGCCGCTCAATTACCGCGGTCGCACGGTCAGTCTGGAAGCCTGCGCGACGACCGTTGCAGCGCTTAGCAAAGTCGTTTTTGTCCTGATCTGACGCAAGCCTCCCTGTCTGTTGACCAAAGAGAATGGTGAATGGCATCTGGACTGAAGAGGAAAACTGATTTGCTAACACAGTCCATGTCGGACTCGGATCCGCTGCCGCCACCGACAACACTTTGGCTTCACCATCCTGAGTCACCAGTGCTGAATCTGTACCAGAGTTCAGCTTCTGTATGGCAGCATTTAGCGCTTCTGCCAGTCCTGAGTAACCGGCTTTCTTTGCTTCATCAATGATGGTCTTGAGGTTTGTTTCCTTCGACATGTTAATGCCGAGCTGTCTGCTGGCGTTCTTCAGGAAACCTTCCGCACTCCCGCCGGAAGTTTTCGCCATATCAAGCAGGTCGTTGTAACCAGCTCGCAGGAAAGGAATGCCAGCCAGCGATGACTCGTCTTCTGACCCTTCGCAAAAGATGATGATCCTTTCCGGGTGGATCTTAATCGACCGCATCGGACCGGAAATGTTGCCATTGTCCCCGACTTGTTGCTCCTGGAAGTAATAGAACTTCGGCATGCCGTAGTCTGGCGATTTCTGGTCCTGTTCAAGTTCCCCGGGCTTAACTTGTGCCTCCCATGCAGGAATCATTTTGACCAGGCCACGCTCGCGAGAATTACGCATCACGCTGCGACCGACGGGCTCCCACCACTCCTTACTGTCTGCAAACTGAAGAATCAGGGCGGAGTAATGACCTACCAGATTTCGCCGGTCTGCATCCTTCACCTTAGCCCAGTGTTTCTTCATTAGCTTGGTGACTTTTTTCTCCCAAGGCGTCGACTTTTTCGATTTCTTGGTCTCATCGCCGTCTACGATCACCGGCGTGTCAGTCCAGCATGCATCGAGCAGTTTATGTACCGCGCCAAACGCAGCGCCATTACGCTCATACATGTTGTAGAAGTGGTCAAAATCGAGACGCTCCGGGTAACCAAATTCGCACCATAGATGATGTCGTTTCGTGTTCCCTGACTTTCCTAGCCCTGAAGCATACAACTGGCGCGCACGGCCCACCTCGTTAAGGCTATTCACTATGAGCCCAGCGAGGATTTGCATTTCGTTATCGTTACTCACTGAGATTTCCTTAGGTGAAGAAAATTGCACCGACTTGTTTGTGGTTGTTTTTCGCTACTGCGAAGTAGCGGAACCCGTCGGCGCCGTGTGATGTGAAGTCGTGAAGAGGTTTATCTTTCCAGCATCCTCGCTTGTCATCCCACTCCTTGCGATAACCCTCAAGGTGAGATATGCCCTCAGCGCATTTCTCTTCATCGAAAACACAGGATGGGAGGATTTCACGCACCGACTCAATGCCGGTATCGACACCGACTTTTGGTACCACCTGAAATGTCATGCTGTAAACCTGACCGTCGATCTCATACCCTTCCTGGGCGAGTTCCCTCCGCGATTTTGCGTCTGCACCAAATTCACGATTATCGATGTCGTGCGGGCCCCAGTGCTCACCGTATTCATAGCCGCGGTCTTTCAGCACCTTCATGTAGTGCCGAAGACCTTCACCAGAGTTTTCGTAGTAGTCGATGATGTGAAACTCCTCACCAACTTCGCGAACAAACCAGATAGCCGTGGAGTCGCCCACACCAATATCCCAGAACGTGTGAACCGGTAGATGTGAGTTATCGGGGATTTTGCCGATCCGCTTGTTGGTGTAGAGCCAGCGGAACTGTTTGGCGTAGTACGCGCCCTCGACCGACTGCTGGAAAGCCTCCGCCGGTATGGTCGGGTATTCGCGCTTCATGTCGTCGCCGAGCGTCTTTTCTTTGGCGTAATACCACGCCTTCTGCCGTTCGTTAACGACTACGCCGTGTTTCGCCTCCATCTCGGCGAAGTATTCAACTAAGCGCTGAGGTAGCGGCTCTACCGGATCAATTGCGTACTGCGGATTCTTCCACCATGAGAAGAAGAAAAACTTCCAGTCGAGCGCGGACAATGGCTTGCCCTGCAGTAAGGCTTTCTCTGCCGTCTGGCAGTAATCGAAGAAGTAACCCGCCCGGCCTTCCGCCGTGCTCTCGATAGTAGCAAAGCAGCCTGTCGACACCGCCTCAAACGCACCTGTGACGATTTCACGGGCTTTGTCAGGATACTTGGCGCATATCTTCCCGAACTCGGAAACGTGCAGGTAGCGCAGTGTACCGCCACGAAACGACGTGCTGACGTATAGCGAGCCGCCTTTCTTAAAAACGAGTTCGCCAGACGAATCGTTGCTGGCCGGGTTAGCCGCCTTTATCTCCGCCGGCAACTTGTCGTATGCATACTTCACCTTTTCCCGAAACAGACGCTTTGCATCATTCAGTGTGTGGGCAATCAATGCACACTTTGCCGACTCAAACAGAGCCGCGTCGAGCTGGATGATGCACACCTCGGTGGTGAAGCCGAGCTGACGAGCTTTCAGAATAATGTTGCGGGTGTGGATCCCCTCGAAATATTCCCGCTGCTCAGGCGTCATCCTGAAGCGAGTAGGCTTACCCTCTTTGTCGGTGATCCAGTAAAGATTGTTCAGCCGCCAGTCTTTGTCGGACAGCAGCTTGAGGTGCTCAGGTTTCATTACGCCCCCTGAGACAATGAATCCATCAGGTCAGAAATTGACTCAACAACGTGCTCTGTTTTCACTTGCTCGCGGAATGCTTGAACGTCTATATGCTTACCAATCAGCTCGAGGTTCTTCACCTTATCAGGCCACTTAATCTTTTTAAGTAGCGCGGCGGTGTTTCCTTCTGCAGCCATCTCGACGACATCCAGCCCGGATAGCGTCGTCCTCCATACCTTCGGCCACTGAGAAACTGGCTTTAGCTCTCCGGTCGAGGTCAGGATGTCGAGCACGTCCATCTGGTCTATCTCAACGAGACGATTCAGGACGTATGTCGCATTTATACCAACCAGATCATTGCGTTGCGCTTTAAGTTCAGCAATCCTTGACTGGATGACAGGTTTTGACAGGTTTTCGGACGCGGTGCGGTTAGCTGTCTTTGCGCTGTACCCCGCCCGAATAGCCGCTTGCGTGGCGTTTAAATCGATGAGGTACTCGCGACAGAACATTTCTTGCTTGTCGGTGAGTGCCATATTAGACCCTTTATATTTAAGGACGAATAATGTTCGAATGGATACTAGAAAAACATGTAATTTCTTTGGGCTGTGGTTTTTTGTCTGTTGTCTTTTGGTTGATTTCTGTTTTTGTGAAGGCCAAGGAAAACCCTAGCGTTGTTAAATTAACAATGGGCAAAGGAGAAAAAGCAGTAGATCTGCATAATTTGGTTTTAACTTTGCAGCTTCAAACCAAATTCAATGGGTTGGCCGCGTTTTTCGCTGCCCTCGCTATTCTTGGTCAGATTGGCGGCGTGTAATTGCTTCAGGCACGTACTCATTCTTAAACAGGCATCCGGCGCGAAGCATTACCTGTTCGGCCTGACCGAGAACGTATCGCCCTTTCTTCGCGAAAGAGTCTGACGCCCACATGAAGCAGAGATCAGCATCGAGAAGGTGCCCATGGTCTGGGTTATAGATGCTTACGGTGTCGATGAGTATTTGCCTGTTAACCCACTCATGCACTTCGTTGGCGGGAATGAGTCGGGTGTATGGCTGCCAGTTATCGGAGCCGATGAAGTTAACCGGAGGGTATGGCCTACAATCGTTAATATTCTTCATCAAAAGTTCTGTCGTTATAAATAAAAACCCCGCAGTTGCGAGGTTTTTTGAGAAGATTTGGTTTGAAGTATGATTTACTTTTTGATGTTCTCGAAAGTGGCCTCAACCATTTGTTTACCAAAATCCCCCATATCTTTGTACATTAATCGCAAAAACTCGATTGTATTTGACGCTGGTCCTTCTAATGTCCATCTGCATGAGTCAAACCTGCACCCTACCAATCCAAATGGCGCTGTCCCACCAAAGCGGATATCGCAATTTTTGAAAATACAGTTTTCATAATGCGCGCCATCCAACTTGATAATACCACCTTCAAAGGTGTTCGATATGAATCGCATCATGATAAATCAAACCCCTGCGCCGGAACTTGCCCCACTACCGCGTTGTTATTCATTTTTCCATTTGCCCTCATGAATCCCTGATCATCTTTATAGTCACTCGGGGCATAAAGAACCACATGGTTAAAATTAAGCGTGATAAAGAAAAGGATAACCAATGCAGCAGGGAACAGCATCAGAAACCATATGTATGTTGATTGCTGGCTTTCCTCCAGGAACGGAAGGACAAGGTTTGCAGAAACCTCAACTATTCCTGCAAAAATCCCAATAATAGTTAGTGGGTTTTTTATATGATTTATGGCCGACACTTTTTCATACCCCTCATTTTACAGAGAGCAGAGTATATCAATAACAATCTATCATGGCATTATCACAGGCACTCAATGAATGCCTGCTGTAATGCCTTAACTGGACTGCTCAGTAGCGGTATCAAACAGCGCCAGCGCTTCGGTCGCTTCCTGAATCGCCTTACGGGTTTTAGAGACAATCTCACTTTCCGTGTAAACACGATCGAAAGAGTCTGCGAACAGCTCAGCTTTGAGATTGCTATCGCCAACCCAGTCAATGGCCAGCTTCGCCGCGGCGGTGTCGTAATTAACTTTCTTGATGATAGTCAGGCGGATTTGTTCTGCAGGTGTAATTTCTGACATGTCTTACCTCTATGCGATGGGGGAGCATTATCGAAGCCACTCGATGGAATGGCCTCTGTAATGAGGTGTTGGCGTAATTTTCTTTAAAAATCAGCGGGCGCAATTTTGCGCTGGCTACCCGGCCTTTGCTTCCATCAGCGTGACCATGTCAGGATCCATCTGACTTACAATTCTCTCACGCGCGCAGTTGAGAAGCTTCTTGCGGCCGCCTACTCCCCACCTATTCATTGCCCGGGCGCATTCGCTTACTTCTTTGGTCTCATTGGTAATCAGCATGTCGAGGCGGTTTAGTCGGTTCATATTGCTAAGCCCGTTAAGCACAGCCTCTCGGAAGGTTTCATAAACGCGGATTTCAAACTCTGGTTTTATCCATGCGGCATATCGAATCGCCAGCAATTCATTAGCCCAAACTCCTTGACCAACACCACCATTGACGATATTAAGTGCTTGATTTCCTTCCAGACGACATTTTTGTCCTCTGGCGTCAAGCGCGGAAACAAAACGCTTTACAGATGCATTTCGAATAAATTTGTTAGGCCTTTGCGACTCTGTAGCTTCACCATTAGCAACGGCTGCTGCATGCAGATCGTTAAGGTTGTATCTACCGGCTGAGTCTACCCGGACGGATACACCGTAAACATTGACAGTTTGATTTGTCATAGCGTTTTACCTTTTAGAAAGTGAGCCTGTCTCACAGAAAAGCCGCCCGAGAGAGGTCGCCACCTATAACGGCATTTCTCAGGCTCGCTTACTGAAAGGCTCTCGTTGATGTGCGCGTGAGATGCGCGGTGAACTCCAAGACAAAAAGCCCTGCAGTAAGCAAGGCTCGATTAAATCATTGAAATTCAGTTATATATAGTCACGCAATGAATAGATATTCGCTGCATTGAATAGTTATAAATAGATATGAACATCTGAAATTTTTTTCACTTTTGCTTATTTTAAGCACTGCTCTTTGATGTAGTCCTGCAGATAATCAACCTGCTTCGTCACTGTGACGATTCGCTCTCTGAGGGTGAAATAATCCCGTTCAGCGGCGTCAGCAAGTCGGGGGCTGGAAGCATCGCCCATGCCGCCGGCGCCGGCCGCTCCGTATGCGGGACATTTTGCGTTGAGCTGCAACCGACGCTTGCCAGAAGCAACATCACGCTCAAGCTGATCGATAGTAGCTTTGGCATCAGCCAGTTCTCCGGTGTATTTGGCATCCAGTGCAGCGACATCTCGCTGGCGGGTCTGCATGTCTTTGATGGTGGTGTTCGCCAACTCCAGCGCCTGCGTCTTTTCGTCACGCTGCCTTTTGAATTCTGTCGAGGTGGTGTGGTAGTGGTTTGCCAGAAAGCCCAGTGATACCAGCAAACAGATCACGACGGCACAGATTATTGCAGTAACGCGACTCATCTACTTCCTACTGAAATATAAAGCATTTTTAAATTTAATCCCTTACTCATATTTGATAACCTAATCGACTGATTAAGGAGAACGATCATGCGTTTTTTAAAAAGGACCGCCTGGCCTTGCATAACCGTAATAATCGCCTGCACATCATGGGTTCTCGTCAATGGCGACAAAGTGGTCGATAACGTGCATGCCTTTCAGGAATGGTACGGAACCTCTAAAGCGTTAGAGGGTAGATGGAACAACTCTACTGAGTTCGATATTGATCCTCCGGAATGGCTAACAAAACAAGAGGACCTTGTTGAAGTTCGTATTACGCTGAAAAACTCAGTTATTGACGGGACAATTACTTCAGGAAAGCTAAAGAGCGTATTCCCATACGACTATGTCCTCCTGACTGGCAAGAAAAGGGGCTTCCGCGACACCTTAGACGCTTACGCGTTTGACTATATACTTGGAAAAAAAATCCACTTCGGCTCTTTTGTACTCAGTCGTGAAGGGGAGCGTTTACATGTGGAGGCAGATAAAATCGCACAAAGGTTTTTTCCAAAGGAATCCATCCTTTTGAAGGTATCTGACAACGCTTTTCCCAACCTAAAAATAGATAAATCAGATGATGTGGAAAGAGAGACAAACGAGAACCCACCAATAAGGGGAGTTTCTCGAAATCATATAGATAGCAATCAGTAAAAGTGGAAGATTCATAAACCATCCAGACAGAGGGCTTCTTCTTTGCCTGCGCGGGTTACCAGACCAGGCAGGACGATCCCGCCGCCATAAACCCAGCGCGGGAACTGGTAGCATGCCGCCGTGATGTCCCCACTTCGGAGAAGAGAGAACATCGTGGAAGTGCGCATGTTTCCGCAGCCGGCACGAAATGTTACCGATACAGCTGCCGAGAAAGTATTGTCAGACAGCTTGCGTCCATTCCCGTAGCGGTTAACGCAGGACTCAGCATCAAGGATGTTGCGCTCCCACTCGGCTGCGATCTGCTGGTCTGACTTAACGGTGCCGAGTTTTACGCCATGCGTATTACCCATACCGTCAGTCAGCACACCTGCCGGGCACACATACGGATCACGTCGGCAAGATTCAGCGTTGCCGATTAACTCTAGCCCGCGCTCGTTAGTCCTGACATGGCCCGCATTAATAACAATAGCGATGACCGTTCCTACGGAGCAGACAATACCCGCCGCGCCGCTTTTCTTACTCAGTTTCAACTGTGCCACCGGAAATTCTCCGCATTGCCTCCGTAACCACCTCGGCGGCAGCCGGACGATCGGAGTGAGGTTTTTTACCTACATCAGATAAGTAGTTTTCCAGCAGTTGGGTTCGTTTCCTTTCCTCAGCCATACGCTCACGCTCTTCTTTCCGTTTTGCGTAATAGGTTTTTATCGTGAAGAACGCCGATACCAGCGCGCCGATAATAAACACGTAATCCTGCAGGCTAAGCAAAGAGAACAGACCCAAGGCCGCCGACCACCAGTACGGCAGATCGTGTCCATTTGTTGGGTTCATACGTTGCATTCCACACCTCCGGTTCCGGGGTGCTGTGTGTGTTTGAAAGGATCAGGACCGTCGGGCTGATTTATCAACAAAGCTCGTCGTAGATGATTCCCGCGGTCCTGAAATAAAAAGGCCGCGCAAAAGCGCAGCCTTGAAATGAGTTTTATCGAATGTCGATTTGCCCTTTTGCGGCAAAAAAAAGCCTGCTATGGAGCAGGCCAAGAAGTAGGTTCATGTCAGACCAAACCGACAGCATCATTCCAAGTATCCCGAGCTACTGTTTTACCTGGAGGGCAATCGATGCTTCGCTTTGTCTTTCGTATATATAGCATGCGTTACAGAAGTGGGAAACATAGCAAGAACATAAAATTACAGAGTAGTTTTAACGCTCTGTAGACATTAAGATCCGATGTGTGCTTAATGACAAGGAGTCAATATGAAACAGGTAATTTTAACAACAGTCTTGCTAGTATCCTCAGCGAGCGGCTTCGCTTCAGACGCAGTCGGAAAATACAAACAAGGCGACTGCATAATAGGTACCGACCCACATTATAGCTGGAATGGCCAGATCGCCGCCGTTGAAGCATATTCTGAAATCTCGGGCTTTATCGGGCCTAAATACATCCTTAATTTTCCAAAATACAAATCTAGTGCTGTAGTCTTCGACAAGGACATCGAAGCGCACTCAACCAAAATTGGAGATAATTTCTGTAGAAATCTTTAAGACAAAAAACCCGCTCAGAGGCGGGTTAACGTAAAATTGGCACACTATCAAATTTACATGAAATATATGCTTTTCAGTTCGGTTTTGCAAGACTTGCATCTAAATTTGTCGCCTTTTGTTGTGAACGTGATCGCGTAGTCGATATGAGCGCGTCGTTATCAAGCCTAACTAAGTTGCTGCGCATAGCCAGCCAATGAGGTAGATAGGTTTCCGTCCATGTGGATTTTGCTACGCCAACCAGTTCCGCCAGTTCCTGATATTCGTATGTGTCACGCCCCGCCAGTTCGGCTTTGACATCCTGCGCTGCCAGCCAGATAAGCTGCCGCAGGCGATCAACTGTTTTCTTTGCAATGCGAATGCCGGCCAGCTTCTCGCTGAATTGTTCCCACGCCCACCGGGTGATTGTCTCCTGGTGCTCCCAGCGGATATTGTCGCTGTAGTTCCAGAGCAGCCAGGCCTTCTGATGTTCTTCCAGCGACAGGAGAGCGCGGCGCCAGCTGGCAGTAGAAAACTCAACGGGCTGCACCAGGGCTATGGCTGAGCCTTTGGCGCGGGACTGCTTGCCGGGAACCGGAGGATTACTCGGCTTGACCATTCTCCCTGTCGCCGGGTCGACTACCTTCATCCGCTTATTGCTGCGAGCCGTCGCTTCAAACATTGCGTTCTCAGCGAAAGCTACCAGTTGCCCTTTCGTCGCCCCGCTCAGATCTGCGGTCGCCACAATGAGCTGCTGACGTACGTATTCCAGTTGCTGACTGTTCATGCGGCTTCCTTCTGTGGCTGGTTGGTTTTGGTCTGGCTGTGCTTTGCTACTGGCGGCAGGTTGGCGCGCTTAACGCTTTCGGCCTGGTATCGCAGGAAGTCGGCGTGGTTCATGCGGCCTCCAGTTCGGTGATGGTCAGTTCAAGCCTGCCGCCTTTGACAATTGGCATCCTCTTCACGCTGTAGTAGTCAACCTGCTGATCATCGAGCCAGAAACCAGATTTCGTCAGGGCGTCGAATGCTGCCTTTTGCAGGTTGTCCAGGTCACGGCGACGCCGGTCAGGCATGTGGCACTCGATACGGATTTTCACCGGTGTCGATAGGCCGATATCCAGCATTGCGTCTTTGATGATTCTTGCGACGCTGTCTTGGTACGCCTGCCCTTCTGCGCTGATATGCGTGCGCCCGCGGTTATGCCGGTAGTAGCGATTGTTGCTCGGTGGCCAGGGTAATGAGATCCGGTATTGGTTAGCCATGCTGCTCACCCCACTCTTTTGCCCATTCAATTTCGAGACGGGATTTCTCGCTGAACTTGACGCCCTGCTGTGTGCCGAACCAGTAGATAGCCTCAATGACCTCTACCATCTGTCGAACGGTCATCTTGCTGGTACGCTGACCAAACATCACAACGCCGCCATCAAGTCCGGGCGCCATTCGTTGTTCTTGTTTTTTGGCCTTAGCTACCATCGCCGTTATGAGGTCTTTCCAGTCGTCTGAATCGTATTTGTTCCCGAACCAGGTAACCTGGTCAGACAGATCTTTAAGGAGAGGCCACATCTTGCGGTTCTGATCCAGTGTGCGAGTCATCTCTTTGATATCGAGAATCAGCGGCCGCTTCAGGTCAACCGGTAACGTGCGGATGAAGTTGATAGCGTTCTGTTTAACGTTTTCGTTGATGAGGTGGAATTGTTGCTTCACGCTTCACCTCCTGAGAGATAAAACGCAGAATGCAGAAAATCGCAGGTGCATTTCTGCATCTGTGACTGGTTGAAAGGTGTTCTGATTGTCGTTTGCACTTTGAGTCCCCTCAAAGCGCAGAAGTCACCGGAGTTGTTCAGGCTCCGATGACATGATTATGGCTTGTTGATAATGATTTATCAATGATGCTTGCCGCTTATGCTTCGCCAATCCCCAAATCAGATGCGCCTCCCCTGTGGCGCTTCAATTCACATAATGCGCTTAGTATCTGTTCAGACTCTTCAGCTTCCTGTGCTGAACCTAATTCAGACATCACTTCTGAGTGTGCCTGCGCTTTTTCGATGAGAGCATTTAACTCTTCATCAGTGAGAATCTTTGACATGCTAGTTTTCTCTTAAAAGACGGCTTGCGGAACACACAGTATCAAAAAAACCCGCCATGGCGGGTTTATATTGTTTTGAAGCGGCTCAGGAGATTAGCTATCCTTGAATCCTGGCTTGCCATTTTTTGCACGCCATTCTTTTACTTCCTTTACAACCCCCTCTGGACTATCCTCTCGGTCCTTTGGAGGATAGAAGATAACATCAGAACCATCAGGGTGCTCAGTAAGCCGTTCAAACTCCAATACGTTTTGTACGTCTTCGTCTTCCGTTGTAGTATTTGGGTTAAATATCTTTTTTACGAAAGCTAAAAATTCAGCTTCGGTAAAATCAGAAATACTTTTTTTATCGTCCATCATTTACCACCATTACTTTTGTGTACTTCAATATGTCTTTTTGGAGTCATAACCCGCAAGTTATCAACATCAAATACATCACCACCATCTTTAATAGCTTTTACGTGATGTAACTCATGTTTTAGCCTCCCTCCAACACGCTCACTTTTGCGAACGAAGGACGACTTTCCTAACTTAATACTACCTAAGCTAGCTTGATCAAACTGCTCACTTAGCTCTGGGGTATCAGAAACAGTCTTCCAGAAAGCTCTGCGGAACGAATTAAAGTTCGAGAACTCACGACCACGTAATTTGTCAGCAATCTGGCTTGGAATTGGAGAGCCTAATTCCTGACCTGCTTTGTCTAACCAACCATCGCCAACCTGCTCCCCTTTACCGGTGACTTTGCCTGGCAAGTCTCGAGGGCTAGCCAACATAACATAAATGGGCTCAACTCCACTTACAAGCGCGTCAGGCTGCCAATAGATAAAGTCCTGTATCGCCAAATCTTCCGCAGCTGGATAGGTCGTTGTTACGATGCTATCTGCTTGTCGGATATCTGTGCCCGTATGTACAGGAGTCTTTGGCACTGGCCCCGTATTACCGGTATTGGCAGGTACTGTTGGCCCGCTTGGAACAGGGTTAATCAGAATGGTACGAGATGGAGCGCCTTCCACTGCCGGAACCGTAATGCGATCAAGGCCAGTAGCTTCATCCCGGACTGCATTAAGTACCGGAACAGCTGCAGACACCCCGCCGACACCAGTTTTAACCATGTGTACGGACTGACGACCATCATCGTCAGTAGTAATGAAGCTACGTACTGGTAAGTTGACACTGGTCATCCCTGGCTCAATACTAACCTTACCTGCCGCCATCAATCGGGCCTGCACTGCCAGCATTTCAATATCTCGTCCCGGTACTCGATCGCTACCTGTCCCCACTGGAATTGGTGTAAATCCAGCTACAAATGCACCTACCATAGCCCCAACTGGACTAACCACTGCAATGTCGGAAACGGCAACAGCTCCTCGCCATAAGGCACTGGCTACCCAACCGGCCAGCTCACTAGCAGTAGTCATAACGCCACCAGCTACCGATGTAAGCTGTAATGCAGCAGGCGCACGGTTAAGGGCCATAACTCCGGCTTTCGCAAGTGCAGCACTGCCTGCCGCGGCCTTTTCTGGGGAGTAAGATGGAGTCGGTAAAATACCGGCTTTCTTGTAAAGAGCCTGTCGTGCCTCCTCAGCTTTTCGTGCTTCTTCAGCCTTCCTTGCCTCTTCAGCTTTACGTGCTTCCTCCGCTTTTCTTGCCTCCTCAGCTTTACGCGCTTCTTCAGCCTTCCTTGCCTCCTCGGCTTTCCTGGCAGCTTCAGCCTGACGTGCAGCCTCCTCAATATCCGCCTTAATCTGCTTGCTAGTATTCCAGGCATCAGTAAGTGAAGGAACTTCCACATCCTTGTCCCGATAACCAGTACGGTCGTCACCCTTACCCCCACCATTTATGATGTAAGCAACACGTACCCGGGTCATTACTTTATCGTTGCTGAGCCAAAATCCATTTGGAATTGTCCCTTGCAGTACTGAAAGATAAATATCTGGCGAGACCTTGTTTTGTGCTGCGATAGTTCCACTATCGTTGCTACCACCGGTTCCGCCAATCCCGGGCGGAGTTTTACCCAGCACATGCCCGGTTTCAATACTTCCGCCAGTATACATAAACCCATTATTAGCATGTACGGTGATAATATTACCCAGCCCAAGAGCCGAGGCCTGATCTGCCGAAATATCGGTGATGCCGAGTTTTAAAGTACCAGTCTCAGTTAACTCTGTAATAGACAGGTGTGCATTGGGATTGATCGCTTTGGCACCTTTAATAATCGCCGATAATTTACTCTTAACTGCTGGGTCGTTTACTACTGCATCAATTTGTCGGCGAGCAGCTGTATAGCCAGAAGATGAGCCGCCACTGTCATTACCACCAGTACCGTTAGAACCGCCTCCAGGAGTAGAATTATCAGGTCGTTCATTTAAGTTTGCACCGGAGCCCCCCAAGTTCTCACCCGCAATTTCTCCAGGCCCTTTGAGTTCAGTTGACATTTTATAAATCCTTTTTTTACATCAGCAGGGTATTAACTCCTGCTAATGTGTTAATAATGACAAATCTAATTTATTAATTTCTGAAAGGCTTAGCTCTCGGTTAATTCCGCAGCTCAGAGATTACTTTTTCCAAATATGTCACTTTTTCCTCTAATCGAATTCTCAACTTTTGCTCTTCTTTCAATGCTTCAATCAAAAGCGCCACGACTCCATTGATATTGATGCTACGAGCATCCTTCAACACACTGCCGTCATTGAGTGTAAGTTCCGTCTTTGAAACCGCCTGTGGTAGCACTGCTTCCAATTCCTGAGCGATTACACCAGCTTCGGTAACGCCCTGCTTCAGATAGGTGTAACCACTAATACAATCGAGCTTTTCTAACGCATTATCGATTTTCTCGACCTGAGTTTTCATACGTGCATCAGAGCTGCTATTCCAGGCACCATTAGTGTAGGCATGACCATCATTACGGAATTCATACCACCCCTGCGCGCCGCCATTAGCAACATGCAGGCCGAGGAAATGATGCTGACCAATACGCTCATAGTGATATAAGTCTGCGGATAAATCCCCCGCGCCCTGAACCCATAACGCATTGGTTTTACGGTCTTTATCATTGTTGACGTTACGG